TCAGAAGGTTGGGAGTTCGAGTCTCTCCGGGCGCACTTCACCCTCAGACCCCCCGTTCGGACCTCCCGGACGGGGGGTTTCGTCGTGTATGCCCAAGATCCAGGTGGCGGGGATGCGGGTCAGCATCTCGACTCGCTTGGCGAGTGCGATCGGGTCGCGCGGCTTGCTGCGGCCGGCCTCCCATCCCGCGTATGAGCCTGCGGTGACGCCGATCTTCTCGGCGAATGTCTTCTGGTCCATCCCCGTGGTCTGCCTCGCCTTGCGAAGGGTGTCGTGAAGCTCCCACGTGGGGATGAACTTCGCGCCGTCCACACGGTCTGCTGTAGCAGTCATGGGCAAAGTATGGCAGACCCACGCAAACCCAGCAACAGTGGCGAAGACCACATATTACCGACTAGTACAGGTTGACTGGGTTAATCCCAGCATGCTTGACTTGCTGCCATGAGAAACAAGCATACTGGGAGTAGTTACGAGGACACGGAAGTGCTGAGTGTCGGTCCGGCGGCCGCGATCCTCGGCGTCTCCCCCGACACCCTCAAGCGATACGAGCGCGACGGACTGATCGCCTCGCGCCGAACCCCCACCGGCCACCGCCGCTTCCTGCGCGCCGATGTGGAACAGCTCCGCGACTCCGCCGACCGGGCGTCCGCATAGAACAGCCCCCACCTGGTGCAACAGGTGAGGGCCTCGAACGAAAGGAAGCTCGTCGTGACCGACGATACCGTACCCGACCTCACTTCCGCCGCCGCGCGGTCGCAGCGCGACGCGCTGGCCGCCCGGGTCGACGTGCTCGACAAGCTAGGTGTGCTGCGAACACTGCCCGACGACATGCACGTCACCACCGACATGGTGGCCGAGTTCTACGAGGTGCCGAAAGAGACGGTCTTCACTCTGGTGCGGAACAACCGCGACGAGATTGAAGCCGACGGCTACCAAGTTCTCACACGCTCGGCATTCGAGGAGACTTTCGACACCAAAGTCCCCTCCTCGGCGAGCCGCATCGCCCTCTTCCCCCGCCGCGCGGTCCTCCGCGTCGGGATGCTACTGCGCGATTCCGCAGTCGCTCGCCGGGTACGGGACATGCTGCTCGACACCGAGACATCCGGCGTGCCGATGCCGACCGGGCCTGAGCTGCTGGCGCACGCCGTCCTCGAAGCGCAGAAAATGCTGAGCGACCGGGACCGCCAGATCGCGCAGCTCACCGAGAAGGTCGCCGAGGACGCACCGAAGGTGAACTACGTCGAGCTGTACGTGGCCGACTCCGATCTCCTGAAGCTGCGCACCGTCGCATCCGCCAACGAGGTGGGCGAGGAGTGGTTGCGAGACCTCCTCTTGGCGAAGGGCTGGATCTACGTCGAGACCGAGTCCCGGTGGTCGAACACCAAGGGCTGCATGGAGATTCGCCGCCGCTACTCCGCGTACTCGCATAAGCGGCAGTACTTCCGGCCCGTCGAGGTGCACGAGGCCCCGCGCTTCAAGGGCGAGGTCATGCACACCCTGAAGGCCACGCCCGCTGGCGCCGAGGCGATCGCGCGGCTCGTGAACCGGGAGCGTGTCGCATGAGCACGCCCGAGCTTCCGGCCGCGATTGAGGGCTACGACCAGCAAAGTCTCGACGCGATCGTGTGGCCGCGCATCGGCAAGCGCTTTCGCGAATGCACGCCAGCCGAACTAGATCGCGTCCTCGCGAAGATTCATGAGGAGATCGCGGAGGATCGCCGCGCTTCGCGCGCCGCCGAACTCAGGATCGCAGCGGGTCAGGCGGCGATCGATCAGTATCTCGCGGCGGTCGCCGACGGCATCCGCCGGGCCGAGAAGTGGGCGAATGGCGGTGTCGCATGAGCACTGCGTCCGCGAGCCAGTTCCTGTACTGGGGCGAGCCCACCCTGATCGACACCTACACCTCGTCCGTGGTCTCGGTCGGCGCGGGCGAGGTCCGCGCCCCCGACTCGCTTTCCCGCTGTCACCTGGTGGCGCTGACGGTCCACTGGGCGTTCACGTCCACACAGGTGCTGCTGACCTCCGAGCAGGCGGAGGCGCTGATCGCCGCGCTGACGCACGCGCAGTCGGAGCTGCCGGAATGACTTCCACAACCCCCCGTAAGAAGGCCCGCCGAGCAGCATCTCGACGGGCCACGAACACCCCAACAACAGGAGATATCAGGATGTTCACCCGCAAGAATACCGTCGCCGCCCTGGCCGCCATCGCGTTCGCGGTGCTCGGCGCGACCGCGTGCGAGCCCGTGGAGGGCAAGCCCACCCCCTCGACCACGACGGGGATCGACGCGCCCGGTCTGTGGATCGCGCCGACCACAACGCCGGTGGCGCCCAAGCCGACGCTGGACCCGTACTCGTCGAACGGCATGTGGACCGTGCCCGGCGACATCGGCTACGGCACCTACCGGGCGTACCCGACGGGTTACCTGGGGTCGGGCTACTACGAGCTGTGCCTGGACGTGGCCTGCTCGATCGGCGCCGGGATGATCGACAACAACTTCTTCGACGGCCCGGTGTTCGTGGAGATCACCACCGACGCGGCGTTCATCCGGCTCGACGACGTGCGGCTGGAGCCGGTCGGATGAGCGGCACGGAGGAGCAGTGGCGGCCGGCCGTCGGGTGGGAAGGCCTGTACGAGGTCTCAAACGTTGGCCACGTCCGGTCCGTGGCCAGGACGATAGTCCGGTCGAACGGCGCGCCTCAGTCGATTCGCGGGGGAGTCAAGGCGCAGTACCCCGATTCGGCGGGCTACATGCAGGTGACGCTGACGCGGGATTGCATCTCGCGCCGCAGCCGGGTGCATCGCCTTGTCGCCGAAGCTTTTCTGGATGGGTCTGGCCCAGTGGTCCGGCATTGGCCGGAACCGCAACGCGGCGAAGACGCACTGCCCTCGTGGCCACAGGCTCGCAGAGCCGAACCTGTCCTACGCCAATGGCTATCGCACGTGCCGATCGTGCACGTACGCCCGCGTTCATATCCACAAGGGTCGCGCCGGGGACATGCAGACCGTATCGGACGCGCAATACCTGCGATTCAGTCCCGACGCGGAGACGGCTCGAGGTGGTGCCGCATGACCGGATTCCTGGCGTTCGCTCTCGTGTGGACGATCGGCGCTGCGATCCTCTCCCCGCTGCTGGCGTGGCTGCTGTGGGGGTGGCGGCGATGAGCGAGAAGAAGCCGCCCGCGGCGCGCTGGAAGAACGGCGAACCGATCGGCGAGATCGAGGCCGACATGATCGCCAAGGCGTTCGGTTTCACCGGCGCTCAGCACATGAACGACGTGTCGGCGGGGCGGGTCCCGACCGCGTTCGGCCGGATCGTGAGGCGGTCGTGATGGCCTCCCTGCGTGCCCGTCAGCGCGCCTATCACGCCTCGGCGGGGTGGTGGCCGTTCCTGGCCGACCTGGTGCCGCCCGCGCTCGTCCTGCTGCTGATGCTCGCGCCGGCTGTGGGGTGGGTGCGGTGACGGCCGCCCTGCCGGAGCTGGCCGGCATCGAGCACCTGGACCACGAGCCCGCGTGCGAGCGCTCGGAGTACGGACGCCGCGTGCACGCCGATCCGCCGCGCGCGGACTACTGGGTGGTCATACATGGGTGCTGGGAGCGGTTCTGGTGCGCCAAGTGCCTGGAGTTCATGCGGGCATGCGAGAAGCGTTTTCTGTGCCTGGTCTGCTGGAAGACGTTCGCCGCGTTCGACCACGCCATCACCCGGGTGGTGCCGCTGCGATGACCGAAATCGTCCTGACCCCTGCCGATCTGGCACAGATCCTGTCCGGAGCGCTGAAGGCGGTGCTGCTCGCGGCCGCCGACGCGGATCCGGCGCACCAGACCGCGCTGACGCTGGCGGCGGTGGAGATCGAGACCGTCACGGATCTGCTGCCGCTGCTGTCGGGGGTCGCGACCCTGCCCATACCCGTCCCCGAGGGGACCTGAGCCCGCCCGGCCAGCGGTGCCCCTAGAGACCTGCTGGCCGGGCGTCACCAAACCCAATAGCCATCCCCGCCGAGTCGGTACTTCGGCGGGAACAGAGAAGGAGTCTACCTGTGACCGACACGAATCGGGCGATCGGTGAGTGGGCGGAGGGCCTGCGGGCCGCCACCACTCCCGCCGACGCCATCACCCCGCCGAACCCGGAGGCCGTGCAGGCGCGGCTGCTGGACCTGGCCCGCCAGCTGGAGTGGATGGGCGCGACCGAGCAGGCCGCCTCCGCCCGGTCCGTCGCCTCGGACCTGACCGAGCTGTTCGACAGCTACTCCCACCTGCGTGCCGACCTGGAGGTGATCGCCTCCTACGCGCCGGGGATCTCCGAGTTCGTGCGCACCGAGGCCGATCGGCACCTGAGGCGGTGGACCGCGTGATCGCCCTGGGCCACATCCTCCAGATCGTCTACGTCGGCATCCTGGGCGCGATCGCGTTCGGGATCTCCATCCACCACCGGCCCGACGACCCGGTCGCCGCCGCCTGCCCGTTCTGCGCCGCCGAGGGCTGCGAGCACTGCGCCTGGTCCGGGGAGATCGACGCCGCCGAGCTGGAGCACGAGGAGGCCGCATGACGGCGGAGTTCGTGGACGAGCTGCCGCCCACATCGGGCAGGCGACGGCTGGCCGAGTTCGCGACCGAGTTGCGTGAGCAGCCGGGCCGGTGGGCGCGTTGGCCGAACCCGATCTACGAGACCTCGGCAATCTCGATCGCGTCGAAGGTGCGGCGCGGCCAGTACCGGGCGTTCCCGGGCGGTGAGTTCGAGGCCGAGCACCGCGACGGCGTGGTGTACGCCCGCTATGTCGGGGGCGAGTCGTGAGCCGCTGCATCAGGACACAGCAGGAACTGGAGGCGCTGCCGCAGGGGACGGTGATCCACACCGGTGACGCGGTGTTCGAGCTGTGGTCGGTCGCTCGCGCGGGCGCGCCGATCCTGCGGTGGAAAACACCGGGGTCGGATCACGACTACGACGCCGTGTCGGTGGCGGCATATCTTCCCGGGCACGTGATTTGGGAGCCGCTGGCATGAGCGAAACGAAATGGTGGGAGCCGTACGAGCGTCCGGGCCGGTCGGGCCGCCTCGCGGAGATGACGGTGAAGCGGCCGCCGCGTGAGACCGCGATCGGCCGCGCCCTCGACGGTGACGAGGGCGACGAGGCGGTGCCGTTCGACCCGGACGCCGCGCGGGACCGGGATATCGCTGAGGGGGTGGGCGCATGGTGAGCGTGCGGGTGGCGGCGTGCGTGGAGTGCGGCGTCGAGTTCGGGCCGGCGGTGCGGCATTCGGGGCGTGGCCGCTGCAACGCCTGCTATCTGCGCCTCCGCCGCGCTTGCCGTGGCAGCGACGCGCCCTCGGACGGGCCGTGGGAGCAGCGCGGCGAGTGCCTGAAGTGGGAGCCGCACCTGTGGCACCCGGACGGACGCGCGTCGACCGAGGCGGAGAAGGCGGCCAAGGCAGAGCAGGAGAGGCTCGCCAAGGCGATCTGCCAGCGCTGCCCGGTGCTGGAGAAGTGCGGGCGGGCGGCGGCGCGCACGCGGGACGAGTTCGGCATCCGGGCCGGGTATCGGCTCGATGTCCCTGCCGAGCGTCGCGCGCTGCGCCGCGTGTACGGCGAGCCGACAGCGCCCAAGGTGTTCCAGGCGCCCACGCCGCGCGAATGCACGGCGTGCGGGACCGAGTTCGAGGCCGTAAAGGCGACGCGCTGCCAGCTGTGCCGCCGTGACTTGGTCTCCGCTGCGGCGGCACGCGCGGAGATAGAACGCCTCCTCGCGGCGGGGTGGGGTCTGACGCGGATCGCGGCGGCGTGCGGGTCGAACACGACCACGCTGGCGGGCATCCGGTCCGGGCAGTTGGTGAGGGTGCGGCGGGTCACCGAGCGCCGCATCCTCGGCGCGGCCGCCCAGCTCGAGGCGGTGAGCGCGTGATCCGCAACCTCGACGACCTGCGCCTGACGTTGCGGGATGGCCTGTCCTCCACACAGTTCCATCTCGACTTCAACCGGCGCTTGTACCTGACGGGCTACGACGGCGCGGACCCGATGCACTGCACGACCCACGGCCTGGAGCAGATCCGCCAGATCCATGACCTGACGGGCGCGATCATCGCCGCCCTGGAAGGGGAGAAATGACCGACATCGAGGCGTACACGAACGCCGACCTCGCCTACAAGATCGTGATGCTGAAGACGCTCGCCGATCTGGTGCTGGAGGAGTTCAAGCGGTCCAAGCAGGTGATGGGCGAGCAGATCGCGCGCGGTGACAGCGTGGCCGCGCGCACCGCCGATGACCGCAAGCTCGGGCGGGTCACCAAGTCCGATCCGAAACCCGAAGCGACCGTGACCGATCCGGACGCCTTGGATGATTGGCTGCGCACCGAGTACCCCGACAAGATCGAATCCCGCGTGGAACTGGGGCGCGTGGACGAGATCCTGCCGATCCTGATCGACGCCGGACGCAGCGACCTGTTCACCGAGGTGCATGTGGTTCCCGCCTACCTGGTCGGGCAGGCGAAAGCCGCCGCGGCGAGGGGACGCCCGATTCCCGGCATCACCGTGGCGCCCGGCAAGCCGGTGGTGTCGGCGACGAAGGAGATCACCGCCGAGTACGCGGTGCGCGAGCTGCTGGCGGGGGCGCGGGTACCGCTGCTGGGAATCGAGGCGTGAGCATGGAATTCGAGGACGCGACGAAGGAAGCAGCGAAGGCGCGGATCGCGCTCACCGGACCCGCGGGGGCGGGCAAGACGTACACCGCGCTGATGCTGGCGTTCGGCCTCGGTGAACAGGTCGCGGTGATCGATACCGAGCGCGGGTCCGCGTCGAAGTACGTGGGCCGCAACGGGTGGCGCTTCCAGACGATGAAGCCCGCGTCGTTCGCGCCGCTGTCGCTGGTGGAGCACCTCGGCAAAGCGGCCGGCCGGTTCGACGTGGTCGTGATCGACTCCCTGTCGCACTACTGGTCGGGCACCGACGGCATGTTGGAGCAGGTCGACCGCCGCTCCGGCGCGAACAAATTCGCCTCCGGCTGGAAGGTCGTCGGCCCGGAGGAGAAGAAGATGATCGACGCCATCCTCGCCTTCCCCGGCCACGTGATCGCCACCCTGCGCGTGAAGACCGAGTACGTGCTCGAAACCAACGACCGTGGCAAGCAGGAGCCCCGCCGAGTCGGGCTCAAACCGATTCAGCGCGACGGGATCGAGCACGAGTTCGACCTCGTCGGCGACCTGGACCTGTCCAACACACTGACGGTCAGCAAGTCCCGCATCGAGGGCGTGGACATCGGTGCCGCCTACACCAAGCCCGGCGTGGAGCTGGCGGTGAAGGTCGCCGAGTTCCTCGCTGACGGCGCACAGATCCCGCCGGTGATGGAGTACCGAGAGCGCGCGATCGAACTCGACTCCGTCGAGGCGCTCAAGGAGCTGTTCGACGAAGTGTCGGGCCATCAGCTCGACGGTGCGCCGATGCTGGACGAATCCGGATTCCCCACGGTGCTGGGCGATTTCATCCGCAAGCGCGCCACCCAGGTGAAGATGCGCACCCCGGAGGCCGGGAAGTGACCGACTACAACCCGGCCGATGTCGAAGCTGCTATCCGCCAGTGCGCCAACCAGATCGCCGAAGGAGTGCGGGTGTGCGGGGAGCGCTACGCCGCGTTCCTCGACGCGGACCGCCTGTACGACGCCGCCTACGCCCGTGCCTATCTCGACACCACCGGGCCGGTGCACGAACGCAAGTACGGCGCTGAACTGGTGACCCAGGATGAGCGCGCGGCGCGCGACGCCGCCGACGCGGCGTACAAGTACGCGGACCGCCGCGCCCGCGCGCTGGAGGCCGAACTCCGGGCGCTCCAGTCCGTGGGCGCCAGCATCCGCAGCATGTACGGGGTCGCTGGGCGTGGGGAGGGCGCATGACCTACTGGCCGAAATCCCGCCGTCGCTACACGGGTCCGTCCGCCGCGGTGCTGGATCTGGTGCGCGCCCGTTGCGGCGGCCGCTGCGAACGCTGCGCGACGCCGGTGACGAATGCTGATGTGCACCACCGCATCCCGCGCGGGATGGGCGGCACCCGCGAGCCACGCGTCAACCAGGCGTGCTCGCTGGTCGTCATCTGCCGCCCGTGTCACGACTGGATCGAGTCCCGTCGTGACGCCGCGCGGGTGGATGGGTGGCTGGTGTCTCGCGGCACCGACCCGGCCTCGGTGCCGGTGCGGTCCCGGCTGCACGGGCTGGTGCTGCTCGGCGAGGACGGCACCGTCACCGCGGTCGTGGCGACGGTGCTGGACACGGTGGCCGAGGCCACCCGCCTGAGTCGGGGGACCAATACGCACGGGAGGTGCCCTGATGGCACGTGAATACGCGCAGATCCGGCTGGCGATCTGGAACGACGACGACTTCCGAGCGCTGTCACCGGCCGCTCAGCACCTGTACTTCATGCTGCTCACCTCGCCGACGATGACGTATTGCGGTGTGGCGGACTGGCGTCCGGGCCGCATGGTGGCCAACGCCGGAGCGTGGACGGTGGGTCAGTTGCGCGCCGCCGCGGAGGAGTTGGCGTCGGGCTTGTACGTAGTGATCGACGAGAGCACCGAGGAGGTGCTGGTGCGCTCCTACATCCGGCACGACGGGCTGATGAAGAACCCGAAGACGGCGGTGTCGATGACGATCGCGTTCGCGGGCACGGCGTCGCCTGTGCTGCGCGGGGTGATCGTGCACGAGTTGCATCGGCTGCGGGATCGGGAGCCGAATCTGGGTAGCTGGGCGCTGGAGAAGGTCGGGGAGGTGATGGCGCGCAAGGCCATCGACCCCAAGGGTTTTCCCCTGCCTTTCGAGGTGGGTTACGGGGTGGATCAGGGCGCGGATCACCCCCTGGATTACCCCCAAGGTTTACCCGTGGATCACCCCGTAGCTTTCGGTGAAACCCAGGGGGTGGGTTTACCCCAGGGTTTCCTACCTGCTCCTGCTCCAGCTCCATTAACCAGCTCCATAGGTGGTTACGTAACTGGGGTACGTCACGTGCCCGAACCGGCCCCGGCGGCAGACGCCCCACCCCCGAAGTTCCATCCCGAGCACCCCGACGCTCACGTCGCCGACTGCGCCGACTGCGGCGCCACCGCCGAGCGGTACGAGGCATGGCTGCGCGGGCGCCTGGCCGCCACCGAGCCGCCCCGGTTCTGCCCCCGCCATCCCGGCGGCACCAGCGACCCGTGCCACGACTGCCGGACGCTCCGCGAGCTGCACGAGCGCTGGACCGCGAGCCGCAAGCGCGCCGCCGAAGTGGCGCACGCCGCCGAGCGCAAGGCGAAATCCGAAATCGAGCGCCGAGCCGTCGAGGCGTGCTCGCTGTGCGACGACGACGGCTACCGCGGCACGACGCTCTGCACGCACGAACCGCCGCGAACTCGCCCGACGCTGCGCGAGCAGTTCGAGGCCCTGCGCGCCGAAACCGCCCAGCCCGCAACCGAACCCGAGGACTCTCATGCCTGAGCACCGGCCGGTGATCCTGACCGACAACGAACGCGCCCTTCTCCGCGCCCGCCACCACGACCTCGGCGAGCTGCTCGCCGCGCCCGAGTTCGCGCTCGAACGCTGGCGCCAGGCCACCTACTCCGGAGGCGGAGGCGGGTTTTGGTACGACTTCACCAGAACCGCCCTCGTCGGCACCTGGCACGAATGGCACGTCATCGAGACATGGCCCGACGGCAGCGCCAAGCTCTGCAAGCCTGGCGCCCTCATCCGCGAAGTGCGGATCACCTACCGCCGCCTGCACGCCTGGCGCGACTCCCTGCCGCCCGAGGTGCTCGCGCAGGCCCGCACATGGTGGGCGACCTGGCCGCAGAACACCCGCCGCCTCGACCGCCTGGACGCTCTCGTCCTCGCGCAACTCGCCGACCCCGCCCCGCCAACCGAGCCGACCCTGTTCGACCTCCCGCAGGAGCCCGCCCATGCCTGAGATCACCGTCTACGGCCGCCCCGGCTGCGGCCAGTGCCTGGCCACTACCCGCGATTCCCTGCGCGAGGTGCGTGAGCGGCTCGCCGCACTCGAGGGCCGGGTGTGGTCGGATCTGGCCCCGCCCGGCGGGTGGGTGTGCGCGGTGTGCGGTGTGCCGGTGGAGTCCGAGCCGTGCTCCGAGCACGAGCCGCCCGCAGTCCGGCTCGAGCTGGCCGAGGCGTGGATCGCGCACCTGGAGAGCGCCTACGGCATCCCCGCCGACGCGCGAGAGCGGTGGATGCTCCAGCGGCGCGCTGGAGCCCTCGAAACCCCCTCTCCCTCACCCGAACCCACACCCGACCCCGAAAGTCGCTCCACGGGGCAGCTGGGCGGCAAAGCCGACGCCCCTGTGCTGACCGTCGCCGAGCTGGAACGGCTCCGGCGGGTGATGCTCGCCTCGTACGGCGGGATCGAACCCGGTCCGGACCCCGAACCGCGCCTCGCGCACTACGCGCTCGAGCCGGACGGCGGGCTGATCGACGTGATCGACCTCGCCACCACCCTGGCGCGCCGCGTCGAGGAGCTGGAGCAGCGGGCCCTGGACTCGATGCCCGCGGGCGTCGACCAGGCAGGCGAGCCGGAGGGGTGCAGCGGGTGCGCGCCCGCGCCGCTGCCGCCCGACATCGAGTCCGCGAAAGCCCGCATCGCCGAGCTGGAGGCGGCCTTGCGGGACTTCGCCGAGCACGGCACCCGCCATGACCTCACCCCGACCAACATCAGCAGCAGCCCGGAGCAGCGGCGGGCGCAGCTGGAGGGATACATCCGGTCGATGGACGCCTCGGTGCGGACCCGCGCACGCACGGCGCTGACCCAGGCTGGCGAGACAACCGCGCCGAAGGGCGAGCTGGGGGAGGTGCGCGGATGAGCTGGGCAGTCGGATACGACACCAACTGGCGCCGTGACATCGGCTACGGCGTACCTGCTACCTGTGATCACCCCGGGTGCGGCGAGGGGATCAATCGCGGCCTCTACTTCGTGTGCTGCGGCGAGGAGCCGCGCGGCGGTGAGCACGGCTGCGGCCTGTACTTCTGCGGACAGCATCTGCGCTACGGCGACGACGACTTGCCAGCGAGGTGTGAGCGGTGCCAGGCCGGTGCGGACCCCTTCGCACCGACACCCGACGTGCCGGAGTGGATCAACCACAAGCTCACCGACCCGTCATGGCAGCGGTGGCGCGACGAGCACCCCGACGAGGTTGCCGCGCTGGACGAGCGGGTTTGGCCGGACGCCGAGATCGCGGGCGACGCCGCAGACCGATCCGGTGGCACCGTCTACGAGCTGCGTGAGGTGGACGGCCGTGGCTGACACCTCTCCCGCGCCGCGTCGCGCCTATCACGCCGAGATCACCATCGGCGCTGACACCCTCACCGACCTGATCTACGAGCTGGAGGATCTGGCGAACCGCCTCCGTGACGGCTACACGAGCGGCGACCTCCTGTCCGGTAGCCCGTCGAGCGGGGCGGTCGCGCGGATCGCCCATAACCCGGATATGACCCACGACCGATATATGGCAGACACCCTGGCGTGGCTGCGCCGAGGAGACGAAACCCCATGAGTGACAACACCGATGCCGCGCATCACCCCGCCCGCGAGATCACCGATCAAGCAGGGGTCGATGCCCTGCCGATTGGTTCGGTCGTACTCGACGCCTTCGCAGCCGCGTGCACGCGTGTCCACTCCGATCCGCTCATGGGCTGGGTTCGGGCTACCAGCGCGGTCCCGATGGGGCGTCACTGTCACCGGCCGTACCTGCCGGTCACCGTCCTGTACGTCCCCACCGAGGAGGCCCGCAATGCCTGAGATCAACCCGCTCGATCGGCTCACGGTGACGATCGCCGACCTGAGCCGCGAGCCCGGCGAGAGCGGCGACGGTGCGACAACGCGAGAGGTCGCCGCGTCAATCCTCGCCGCCGGATGGCGTCCACCAGCCCGCGTGATCGCTGACCCGGCCGACCTGGATGCGCTGCCGGTCGGGTCGGTGATCCTGGCCGGAACGTGGGCGGCACAGTCCACTCGGGTGGACGACAGCGGGCACGTGGTCTGGTGCATCTCTGGGAGCGGGGCGCAGCGGTGGAGCGCCGAGCTGCTCCGCCTGCACCGCGACGTCACCGTTCTGTGGACACCCAAGGAGGTGGACTGATGCGCCCGCCGTTCCCGTACTTCGGCGGCAAGATGTCCACCGCGGCGCGCATCGTCGAACTGCTGCCCGCTCACCGGCACTACGTCGAGCCGTTCGCTGGGAGCCTGAGCGTGCTGCTCGCGAAGTCGCCAGCACGGTTCGAGACTGTCAACGACCTCCACCAGGAGCTGATGACGTTCTGGCGGGTGCTGCGCGACCGCCCGGCCGAACTCGCGCGCGCGTGTGCGCTGACCCCGCATTCGCGCGCCGAGTACGCCGCCGCGGCCGACCTCGACGTGCCAGACGAGCTGGAGGTTGCCCGGCGGGTATGGGTGCGGCTCAGCCAATCCCGATCCGGGGCGCTGCGCCGGACCGGGTGGCGGCACTACATCGACCCCGGCGGTAGCTCGTCGTCGATGCCGGACTACCTCGCCGGATACGTGCAGCGCCTCGGCGCTGCTGCGGAGCGCCTGCACGCGGTGAGCTTGGAGTGCCGCCCGGCGCTGGAGGTGATCGCCGCGTACGGCGCGCACCCGGCGGTGTGCCTGTACGTCGACCCGCCCTACCTCGGATCGACCCGCAACGGCACCAACTACGCCCACGAGATGGCCAGCGACGCCGATCACGAGGAACTGCTCGAGGCGCTGCTACGCGCCCGGGCCGGTGTAGCGGTGTCCGGATACGCCAGCGACCTGTACGACGGCGCGTTGACCGGATGGGCGCGGGTCGAGATTCCGACGTTCAACGGCAACGCGGTCGACGGCGCCCGGACCGAGATCGTGTGGACCAACCGGGAACTGCCGGATCAAGGCCTCGATTTCGGGGAGGCGTCATGACCCTCGACCGCACCGGCGACGACATCCCAGACCGCTGCCCGTACGACTGCCGCCGTGGCTGGCTCACCCCCGACGACGCCGACGTGATGCGCGCCTGCCCCATCCACCGGCCCCGCCCCGCCCAGGCCGACACCAGCACCGGCCACATCAGCGCACGCGCCGCCGAGGCGATCGCGCGCGCCGACCGAGAGGACGACCATGCCTGAGATCCCACCCGCCCGCATCACCATCGACCGGTACACCGCGTCCTGCCTGCCCGAGGACCACCCCGAGCACCGGCACTTCAGCATCCTCGTCATGCGCCGCCGACGCCGCGACACCACCGGCTACGCCGTCACCGACGGCACATGGTGGTACGGCGACACCGACGGCCCCGCCCACACCGAACCCGTGCTGCTGGCCGAGTCCACTGCACTGACCATCGCGCAGGCCCGCGCACCACGCGTCCAGGTCAACGGCTTCACAGTCGCCGACGTGCTGGGAGGTGGCAATGCCTGATCAGACCCCCGCCCGCTGCACCTGCACGCACCGCCGCGCCGCGCACCTCCACCGCATCGGAGCCTGCCAGGGCCGAGGACTGCTCGGCGGACAGTGCCGGTGCGAGGTGTACGAGCCCGCCGACCGCGAGGAGGCCGACCGGTGACCCGCTCCATCGTCGGCCTGGACCTGTCGCTCACCTCCACCGGCATCGCCGTCCTCCACCCCGGCCGGCCACCGTGGTGCGGCACCATCGAAACCCGAGGGAAGGCCGACGACACGTGGCCGGTCCGCTACCAGCGGCTCACCGACCTCGCCCGCCGCATCCTCCCGCCCATCCCGGACTGTGCGCTCGTCGTGATGGAAGGACCCGCCTACTCCCGCACCACCGGCTCCCAGTGGGATCGCGCGGGCTTGTGGTGGCTGATGTACGACCTGCTCGCCGGAACCACGCGGCAGGTCCTGGTCGTCCCGCCGAACACGCGCGCCATGTACGGCACCGGCCGAGGCAACGCGGGCAAAGACACCGTTCTCGCCGCGGCCGTCCGCCGCTACCCGGACATCGACATCGCCGGCCACGACACCGCCGACGCCGTCCTGCTCATGGCCATCGGCGCCCGCATGACCGGCGCGCCGATCGACGACCCCATGCCCGCCACCCACCTGCGGGCGCTGGCGAAACTCGCACTGCCTGGGGAGGAGTGACCGTGCACGAACCCTGGTTCCTGGCATACGAGCGGGCTGAGGCGCAACCTGGAACTGCCCGGCCGACGGCACAGCCGCGAGGATGGCCGCCACAGCCCGCTCAACCACCACCGGATCGGCTACCTCGTACTCGAAATCGACGTCGACGTATTCGCGCTCGCTCATCGGGCAGACGGTAGCGAACATCACCATTCTGCGGGCCGGTTCGGCGGCTCGAGATCGTTGCGGGACCGGCATAGACTCGTTACTCATGAGCTACCGGGAGGCTGGTCCCGAGCACGAATGCCGCGCGGCGCGGCGGTGCAAGGCCCGTGTACGAGACGACGAAGGCGCCTGGCACGGCGTCGGCGTCGAACGCCCGAACACCCTATGCCGGGCGTGCGAGGCCGACGCGTTCGCCGCGATTCGCGACCTCCCCGACGACTACCGGCTGCTCTCGGCGGCCCGGACGGGGCCACGGTCACGGCAGTTGCAGCAGCGGGTCGCGGGCACGATGGAACGACCGATCCCGATCCGCCTCCCCATCGACACCCTCCAATCGGATATCGACGTGGAGGCCACCCGGTGGGCTGCGCGGCTGCCTGGTGATGACCCGGCCGGGGTACTGGAGTGCCTGGCTCTGGTCGGGCGGACTTTGGGGACGTTGGTGGACCTGCCGCCGCAGGAGGTGACGGTGTGGGTTCCGCATCCTGATGGTGGGGATTCGTGGGGGCGGACCGTGCTGGACGGGGTGGACGCCGTCCAGCGCCTCGCCGCGCTGCATCGGCGGGCCGTGCGGCTGCTCGGCCTGGAACCCGACCGTGATGAGCGCCTGCATGACGCCTGCCACGTGTGCGGGTTGCAGGCGTTGACGGTGTCGGTGAGGACGAGGTTGATCACGTGTAGAGCGTGCCGGAACGTGTGGGACGAGACCGTGTTCGCGCGGCTGAACGATCCGCTGGCGGCATGAGGACCGGCACCGGCGGGCGCCCCTGGGTCGCCCTGGAGCAGCCGAAGCCCGCGCCGGTGGATGACCGTTACGCGTACTGGCTGAACGCCCCGCCCGAGCTGTCGGCGGCGTGTGTGTATTGGGTGCGTCAGATCGAGCGGGGGTGGCTGCCGAACCGCCGCATCTCCCAGCAGGGCTACGACAACTCGGCGGATTGGTACGGCGTGTGGATCTGGGAGTACCTGCATGTCCTGGCGCCGCTCATCGCGGCCGAGCGTGAGAGAGGATCGGGAGCATGAGCGACATCGAAGAAGCGGAACGCCGCCTCGCCGCCGCAAAGGAGGAACTGCGCGCTGCCGAATTGGCGCATCGGCAGGTCGTTCCGTGCCAGCACCCCAGTATGGTGATCACCTCCGGCGACCCGCAGTTCCGTTGCGGCGACTGCCACGCCGACCTCCCCGACCCGCGCGGCTGCCAGCACCAGCACATCGACAACGACACCGAGCGATGCTCGAGCTGCGGGGAGAAGATGGTCCAGTCTCACCGCCACGAGCGGAGGGTGCTCACCGCGCCGAACAAAGCGGCCTGCACCAGACCGGACTGTGGTGGCACGGACGATCCCAACTGCGAGAACCCGTCCGGCTTGTACATCCCGGACGTGAGCCAGCAGCGTGAGGTGGTGATCCAGGTGGACTGGACCTACGACTGCTCCCGCTGTCGGCACGACGGCGACATCTTCGTATCGGGCGAGGAGCCGATCTGGAGTTGCGGGCGGGATCACCGTGGTGGCAGCGTCCCCGTGCGGGAAGGTGTGCCAGCGTGACCGCGATCGAGGAGTTCATCCGCGCTCGACTCGACGAGGACGAGCAGATCGCGAGGGCGGCGGCCGAGCGCCGCGGCCAGTGGTGGACGGCGGTCGATCCGTTCTCCGGTGACGATCCCGACCGGGTAGAAGGATCAGGGTCGAGTGCGGTCGCCTACGACTCGGCTGCCGAACCTGCCCGGCACATCGCCCGCCACGACCCCGCCCGCGTGCTGCGGCAGGCGCCGGTCCTGCGGGCCGTGGTGGAGCTAATAGAGGGCATGGTGAGCGCGACTAAGCAGATCGAGGCCGAGGACGCGGTGCTGTACCCGCTCGCCGCGATCTGGGACCAGCACCCCGACTACCTAGAGGAGTGGAAGCCGTGACCATCGAGGAGTTCATCAAGGCCAGGCGATGAGTGGCGCGCAGCGGACGAGTCTGGAGTGGGCGCGGCAGATCGCTCACGCCTATCGCAACGCGCTCCGCGCTGTCGACCCGGACCGCTGCGCGAAACTCGACGCCCTCGCCCGTAAACGGGGGCAGCGCTGGATCGCCCCCACGAGCATCCCTGCGGCCGCCGCCGAGCATGGCCTTGACTCCGTCCTCCCGCCGAAGCTGATCGAGCAGACGTGGGGTATCCCAGCAGCGACCTTATACGGCTGGAAATCGAAAGGGCTGCTGGTCGACAGGGGGGAACGGCGCGCCCCCCGCTTCCTGGTTCGGGATGTGCTGGAGGTTCAGGCCCGCCGCCGCACCGCATAGCGTGGCGGCTGGACAACAGATGATCTTCCCGGAAGACTGGTCGAAGTGGCACACGTGTGCCCATTCCCCGGATGGACGTTCCGGCCCCCGAAACCTCGGTGAGGAGTCCATCCCATGCAGAACATCACCATCGGCCGATACCGCCACGACACCGTCATCCAGTGGGCCGGGTGGATCGAGGGAACCCGCGAGGACGGGTCGACCTGGATTCTGTGGCTGGACGACAACGGCAACCCGTGCGTGTACTTCCCGCACCGGGAACCGGACGGCGCGGTGACCGGTGAGCCTGTCCGGCTCGCCCCCTGATCTCGCAGCGTGCCGCTGTACCCCAGCCGGGCACGAGCACGCTGCGACCCTTCCCCCTCCGGAGGTTGTGATGGACCTGCTGGTGTTCGTGGCCGGTCTGCTGCGCTGCCAGGCCCCGGCTCGCACACTGGAGTGGCGCTACGACACCCCGATCGGGGTGTGGACGTGGTGACCGCCGCACTCATCGCGCTCTTGGCCGTGCAGTTCGTGGCCCTGGCCGCCACAATCCGGCATCGACCATGCCGCCGCCACCGTTGACCTGGTACGGCCGCGTCCGTCAGCGCGTCTCTGATCGCGCTGACACCGCCACCGTTGCCTTGGTTCGGCTGATACTTCGTGTGATCGGCTGGACCCCGTAAGCCTCGTAGCGCGTCAAACCGGCCCCGTACGACAGCCGTCCGGCAAGCGCCCCAACGCACCTCGAACCCTTCGGGAATTCCGGTAGGTTCGCGTGCCGCAAGCCCGGCCCGACCTTCTTCCGGGTGGTCACGCTGCGCGCTACGACACCCCTCATGTCTCACGAAAACGCTGGTCGCATCGAAAACGCCGGTATGTTTCGTCCGATTCGCCCGAATTTAGGAGCCTGCCATGCTGTCCACCCTGTCCGCCATCGCGAACGCCGTCGACCTCGGTGAGGTCGCCCGCGGCGTGCTCATCATCCTCGGCGCGATCGTCGACGGCCTGCTCTGATGCCTCCCCGCCCGGCCGAACGGGTCACCGTCGACCTGGCCACACGGAGGCTCCTCGTCGACGGCGAGGAGTTCCCGTACGCCATCACCGAGGATGATCTCGATGTCCTTGGTGAAGAACGTGAGGGTCACCGATCGCAGCTCGTTCCGCGCGATCAGGTTGTTGATCTGCGGACCGTCCCCGAACGCGCGGGCCTAATGCGACAGACCACCCTCGCCGACCTCGGCCTCGGCGACATAACACCCGAGGTGATGCCGTGCTCTACGTCGTCATCGGACCCCCAGCGGCCGGCAAGTCCACCTGGTGCCGCGAGCACGCCCGACCCGGCGACATCGTCATCGACTACGACCGCATCGCCCTCGCGCTGAACCCCGACCGCGACCCCGACAGCCACGACCACCCCAACACCATCAAGACGGTCACCAAGGCCGCACGACAGGCCGCGATCGACAAGGCGCTGACCCTCGCCCACCAGTGCGACGTGTTCATCATCCACTCCACCCCCTCGGCCCAGCTCCTGGCCCGCTACCGCACGGCTGGAGCGGACATCGTCACCATCGACCCCGGCAAGGCTGTGGTCATGGAGCGAGCCAAGGCCGAGCGGCCCTGGTGGATGCACGGAGCCATCAAGAAGTGGTACGACCAGCAGGACGACCAACCGCAGCAAACCCGCAGGTCAGAGCCTCGCACGGCGAAACGTCGGAGGACCACCGTCGAACGTGGGTACGGACAGCAACACCGCAAGCTCCGTGAAGCGCTCGCCCCAACGGTCCGAGCAGGCAAAGCGGTGTGCTGGCGATGCCAGGAACGTATCCACCCCACCGAGCCGTGGGACCTCGGCCACGACGACCACGACCGCAGGAAGTACCGCGGACCCGAGCACGTCACCTGCAACCGCGCGGCCGGCGCAAGATCTTCCGGCCGCCACCGTAAATCTTCCGGTCCCAAGCCGCGGTCGCGGGAGTGGTGAACACGGCCGATCGGGACCGGAAAATCTACGGCCGAGGCATCGGAAATTTTCCGGTGACCCCGGAAGTTTTACGGTCGCTAATTCATTGAAGTCCGACACCGGCTCATTAGGGCGCTCACTAATTGGTCGAAGTCAGACTTTGGCACGCTAAGGGGGGGAGGGGGGCCGCGCGGGGGGCGTGGCCAGCGGCGCGACTCCTTTCGGCCCTGTCGCCGCCTCTCTCCCTCACGCCCTGGGGCCGACCGTTAATGCATCAAAGGCGGAATGTCAAGCATTAGTGAGCAGAAATTCCCGGCAATCCACGATTCCGTAAGATTTACGGTGCCAAATGTCCGGTTTCGCTCACTAGCCGGGCCGTAAATCTTACGGTGCCGAAAACCCGCAGGTCAGAGGGGTGACCGTAAGATTTACGGTTGCGGCCGCGGGGCGCGCCAGGCCGATCGGAGGTGGTAGCGGTGAGGATCTGCGACCACTGCGCCGACGAGATACCGGCCAGCAAACACCGGAGCGCCAAGTACTGCTCGCTGCGGTGCCAGAAGGACGCCGCGAAGCTGCGCCAGCAACCGGCCGCCCCGGTGGTGAAACTGCCCATGGCCGCCGAGCCCGGCGACCCGCTGACCGATCGAGTTCGCGCCGAGCTGGAGGCGGCCGGCCGTCTGGACACGGTGCTGGGCCAGCAGGCTGCCGCCCTGGCGGCAGCGATGGCAGCCGCCGGCGGGCAGGCGATGGCGGCGCTGAGCAGGGAGCTGCGCTCGGTGATGGACGAGGCACTGCGCGGTGCGAAGGCGGAGGTGGACCCGATCGACGAGCTGAAGCTGCGCCGTGACCGCAAGTCTGGCTAAGCGCCGCCTGGACCCGGCCTACTTCACGCACCCCCCGTACGTGGAGTCGTACGGGCCGGAGGTCGCGGACCTGTGCGCCCTGGCGGGGTTCGTGCCGGATCCGGAGCAGGAACTCGGGCTGGACGTGCTGTTCGCGATCCATCCCGATGGTCGGCCGCTGGTGTTCGAGTTCGCCAACATCGCCCCCCGCCAGAACATGAAGTCCGGCCTGCTGAAAATGGCGGTGCTGGGCTGGCTGTACATCACCGAGCAGCGCACGATCGTGTGGTCGGCGCACGACATGACGCCCACCGAGGAAGCGTTTCGCGACCTGGTCGAGCTGATCGAGGGCTGCCCGGCGATGAGCAGGCGCCTGGCGCCCGGCCGGTCGAACGGGATCTACCGCGGCAACGGCGACGAGTCGATCGAGCTGGCGACCGGACAACGGGTGTTGTTCAAGGCCCGCACGACCAAGGGCGGCACTCGCGGCCTGGCGGGGGACAAGGTGATCCTCGACGAGGCGTTCGCGCTGCGGCCGACGCATATCGGCACGTTGCTGCCGACGCTGGCCGCGCGCCCGCATTCCCAGGTGGCGTACGGGTCCTCGGCGGGACATGCGGGTTCGGCGATGCTGCGGCGCCTCCGTGATCGTGGACGCAGGGGCGACAGCGTCTCGCTGGGGTATATGGAGTACTGCGCCCCGGAGGGCGGCTGCGCGGCCGAGGATTGCACGCACGAGTACGGCGAGGTCGAGGGCTGCGCCCTGGATGACCGCGAGAACTGGCGCGTGGCGAACTCTGCGCTGGGTCGGCGGATCACGGTCGAGAAGATGCAGGCGTTCCGCGAGTCCGAGCCGCCTGAGGAGTTCGCCCGCGAGCACATGGGCTGGTGGGAGGAACCACTGGAGGTGGACGAGGTCCCCCCGGTGTTCACCGAGGACCAGTGGACGGCGTGCAAGGACACGACCTCGGCCCCGGCGGATCCGGTGGCATTCGGGGTGTTCCTGGCCCCGGACCGGTCAGCGGCGGCCATCTCGGTGGCGGGGCGGCGCACGGACTGGCGGATCCACTCCGAGATCGTCCCGGCCCGTCGTGGCGGGGACACGCACACGCTGCCGGGCACGCGGTGGCTCGCGCCGCGGCTGAAGGAGCTCGCCGAGGATTTCGGCCCGTGCGCGGTGGCGGTGGCTGGCGCGGCGGACTCGCTGATCACCGCGATCACCGAGGCGCTCACAGAGGCGGGCGTCGAGGTGATCGTCGTGAACGGCATGGATCGCGGTCGCGCGTGCGGGCAATTCTTCGACGCGGTGACCGAGGACCAGCTGCGGCACCTCGGCGACGAGGCCGACCTGATCGCCGCAACGACCGCGACGAAGCGCGAGCTGCGCAACGGCTGGGTGTGGGCGGACGGCACCGACGAACGGCTGGAGGCCGCCACGGTGGCGGTGCACACGCTCATTGACCACGGGCCGAAAGAGCCCGCCGAGACAGAGGTTTGGGGGTTCTGGGAGTGACACAGGTGGCCCTGATCCTGCTGGCGATCGCCGTGTTCGGTGTGGTGTCGGTGGTGGCTGGTGTGGCGGTGCTGGCCGGTGCCGGGTGGGCGCTGGTCGCCGCCGGGGTGCTGGCTATCGCCGCGTCGGTGCTGCTGCTCGATCCGGCGGACCTGCGCAGCCCGCACGCCGCGGGTAAGCGCTGATGGGGTCGCTGATCGCCCGGATCAAGGGCGAGCGGGCGGTGCCGTCGATCACCACGATCGACGACTACGCCGAGCTACTGAACACGTTCAGTTTCAACGGGATTGGCTACGGCTACGGTGGTCTGACGCAGACGCTGGCCGGGCAGACGACCGAGCAGGCGGCGAACACGTTCGTCGGTCTGGCGGGCGCGTACGCGGGTAACAGCGTGGTGTTCTCGTGCATGCTGGTGCGCCAGCTCGTGTTCAGCAGCATTCGGTTCCGGTGGCAGCGGCTGCGCGACGGCAAGCCGTCGGATACGTTCGGTGTGCCGGATCTGGCGATCCTCGAGCGGCCCTGGCCGGGCGGCACCACGCAGGATCTGCTGTCGCGCACCATCCAGGACGCCGATCTGGCGGGCAACGCGTATTGGACGCGGGTGGGCACCGAGATGGTGCGCCTGCGGCCGGACTGGGTCGAGCTGGTGCTCGAGCCGCGGAAGATGGCCGACCGGCCGGGGCGGGTGGGGTACCGGCTGCTCGGCTACGTCTACACCGAGGGCGGGAAGAACTCCGGCGCCGAGCCGACGCCTTTCCTGGCGAACGAGGTCGCCCACTATGCACCGATCCCTGATCCGCTGGCGCGATACCGGGGGATGAGCTGGCTGACGCCGATCCTGCGCGAGATCCAGGCCGATCAGGCGATGAGCCGCCATCAGCGGGCGTTCTTCGACAACGGCGCGACACCGAACATGGTCGTCAAGCACGACGTCAACGCCAGCATGGAGAAGGTTCAGCGGTTCGCCGAGATGATGCAGGAGAAGCACGGCGGCCCGGCGAACGCGTACAAGACGTTGCACCTGTACCCCGGTGCTGACGCCACCGTGGTCGGCGCAAATCTCAAGGACATCGATTTCAAGGACGTGCGCGGCGGCGGGGAAACCCGGATCGCCGCGGCGGCCGGGGTGCCGCCGGTGATCGTCGGTCTGTCCGAGGGCCTCGCCGCCGCGACGTACAGCAACTACGGACAGGCGCGGCGCCGCCTGGCCGACGGCACCGCACATCCGTTGTGGCAGAACATCGCCGGGTCGATCGAGCCGATCATGCCGCGCCCCGGGCGAGACGGTGGGCTGGACGTGCGGCTGTGGTACGACGCGTCGAACGTGCCGTTCCTGCGGGAGGACGAGGCCGACGCCGCCACGATCGCCGAGACCCGGGCGCGCACGATCCGGTCCTACATCGACGCCGGCTACGAGCCCGACTCCGTCGTCGCCGCGGTGGAGGCCGACGACATTCGGTTGCTGGTGCACAGCGGCCTGTACTCCGTGCAACTCCAGAAGCCCGGCGCGGGCGAGAACGCGCCGGAGTCCGGCGACCAGGGTGGCCCCGACGACCCGAGCGAGGGAGATTCCGAATGAACGTCACCGAGATGCGCCGCGCCGAGCGGCCGCCGCTCGAGCAGGTTCTGAGGGAGGCCCCGTTCTCCCTGCGCGCCGCCGCCGATGCGGACGAGGATGACGGGCTCACCCTCGACGGCTACGGCGCGGTGTTCGACCGCGAGACGATCATCGACTCGTGGGAGGGCAAGTTCCGCGAGAAGATCGCCCCCGGCTCGATGAAGCGCAGCTTTCGGGAGACCCCGCCGAAGGTGCAGTTCGATCACGGCCATCACCCGCTGATCGGGTCGATCCCGATCGCGAGCCTGCGCTCGATCAGCGAGGACGTACACCCCGAGCTCGCGCCCGCTGGCGGCGCGCACGTGATCGCCCGGATCTTCGACAACTGGCTGATGCAGCCCGTGCGCGACGCCATCGCCGACGGCGCGATCAACGGCATGTCGTTCCGGTTCAGCGTGGTGCGTGAGGCGTGGGCCGATGCGGATGGCACCCCGATCCGCGACGAGGCGGTGCTCCGCGAGAAGCTGCGACAGACCTGGTACGAGGACATCCCAGACGAGGAACTACTCGTTCGCACCCTGAAGGAACTGAAGGTCCCCGAGGTCGGCCCCGTCGTGTGGCCGGCCTACGCCGAGACCTCGGTGTCCGTGCGGTCCAAGGTGATCGACCTGGGCCGCCTCGATGACCCCGAGCAGCGGCAGCTGCTCGCTCGCGCCGTGTTCCTGGCGGACATGACGCAACCCGATGCCGCGCAGCAACCCACCACGAAGCCGGTAGTCCCGGCTGCGGTAGGGGCGCGCCCGGCGACCGACGCGCAGCGATCCACAGCACCCGCTGTAGGTGAGCGCCCGTCGCCAACACGCGGACAGCGGCCCGTCGATCTGTGGGCCCGCAAGTCGCGTGACGTGCTGCTCGACATCGACCGGAAAGGCAAGAAGTGATGAGTATCGACAATCTGCCCCGTCACCCCGTGACGGGACTGCGTGCCCTCGGCATCGGCCGCCGTGGCCCGATCTGGCCCCAGCTCGGCGGCGACGGTACCGGGGACGGCAACACCGGTGACGACCGGCGCACCGCGCCCACTCTCACCCACTCGCAGAGCGTGAACCGCCTGCGCGAGATCCAGGCCGAGCTCGAGCGGCTCGCCGAGTTCGACGAACTCACCGCCGAGGACGAGCGGTACTTCGAGACGCTCACCGACGAGTTCGCCAACCTCGACAGCCACCGCAAGCGCCTCGAGCGCAGCGCGGAGCTGGCGCGGGTGCGCTCGGCGGCGACCTCGCTGTCGGCGACCGGACTGCGCACCGAGCGCGGCTCGATCGGCCCGGCCGTCGCGGGCAGCGGCGACTACGACCGCGACGCGATCCTCGAGCCCGACAGCGTCGAAGACGCCCGGTTCCGCAACCCGTGGGATCTGCGCGAGGTCCGCACCTTCGGCCGGTCGGTCGAAGAGGTCGGCGTCGAGCTGCGCGCCCGCGCGCTCTCGGCGATCGAGCGCATGCAGGGCGCCAACGATCACGTGCGCGAGGCCGCGACCCGCATCCTGGAGCGGTTCGACGACAAGCGCTCGACCCTGGCCCGGCAGGTGCTCGTCACCTCAAGCCCGGCCTACCTGCGCGCGTGGTCGAAGCTGGCTCGCAATCAGCAGCACCTGCTGACCGCCGACGAGCAGCAGGCCATCAACGAGGTCCGCGGTATGTCGCTGACCGACACCGCGGGCGGGTTCCTGGTGCCGTTCCAGCTCGACCCGGTGGTCATCAACACCGCGGCCGGGTCGAAGAACGACATCCGCCGTTTCGCCCGGCAGGTCGTCGCGACCGGCAACAAGTGGCACGGCGTCTCGGCGGGCAACGTGTCGTGGTCGTGGGACGGTGAAGGCGCCGAGGTGTCCGACGACGCCCCGACGTTCGCTCAGCCGACGATCGATATCTACAAGGCGCAGGGCTTCGTGCCGATCACCATCGAGGCGCTCGAGGACGAGCAGAACGTCACCGCCACGGTGGCCGAGCTGCTCGCGGGCGGCAAGGACGATCTCGAGGCGGTCGCGCTGATCACCGGCAACGGCACCACCCAGCCGAAGGGCATCATCACAGCCCTCGACGGGACGGCCGCCGAGATCGCGCCGGCGACCGCCGAGACGTTCGCCCTGGCGGACGTGTACGGCGTCTACGACGCACTGCCCGCGCGGTACCGGGCGCGTGCGGCGTGGCTGGCGAATAACCTGATCTACAGCCGCATTCGCCAGTTCGACACCGCTGGCGGCGCCGGCCTGTGGACCACGGTCGGCGAGGGCCGCCCCGACAACCTCAACGGCCGACCGGTCGGCGAGGCCGAGGCGATGGACGGCACGATCGACCCCGCGGCCACCGCGGACAACTTCGTGCTGCTGTGCGGCGACTTCAGTCACTACATCATCGCCGACCGCATCGGCATGACGGTGGAGTTCATCCCGCACCTGTTCCACACCGGCAACAACCGGCCGAGTGGTCAGCGTGGTTGGTACGCGCACGCCCGCATGGGTGCCGACATCTCCAACGCGAACGCGTTCCGTCTGCTGAACGTGGCCACCACCGCGTAATCCTTGCGCGTCGGGCGGGCTCCGGTCCGCCCGGTGCGTTGGATTCCAGCGAAGAGAGATGGAGAGATCATGATCCTGCGAGCGCGAGAAGCGTTCTCCTACACCGACCATCACGGCGTGCCGCGCATCGTGCGGCCCGGCGATCTGGTCGAAGACTCCGATCCGGGCGTGAAGGGTCGCGAGCACCTGTACGAGCCTGTCGAGGTCGCGGCCGCACGGTCGTCGGCCGTCGTCGAGCAGGCTACCGCCGCGCCGGGTGAGAAGCGGGCTGTCAGCACCCGCAAGACCGGCGGGACGCCGAAGTCCTGATGGCGCCGCTCGTCTCGGCCACCGAACTCGGGCAGTGGAAACAGCTCGACGCGCTCGATACCGACGCCGCGAACCTGGCGGTGGCGGGCGCGTCGGGCATGGTCCGCGCCTGGTGTGGGGGGTGGTCGATCAGTCAGGAAACCGTCACCGGTGCGGTGCTCGACGGGCCGGGCAGTCGGTCGCTGTGGCTGCCGACTCTGCGGCTGACCGCGGTCTCGTCGGTCGCGGTGAACGGCGAGACGCTCACGGTCGGCACCCAGTACGACTGGACCGGCTACGGCAAGCTGATCCACCGCGGCTGCTGGCCGAACACACCGCGGTCGATCACGATCACCTACACCCACGGCTGGAATCCCGTCCCTGACGAGGTGAAGACCGCGACCTTGATCATGGCCGGGATGCTGTACGACAACCCCGACCTGCTCGCCTCCTACTCGGAGGCGTGGGGCCCGTTCAACGAGTCCCGCAACTACGGCGGGTCGGGCGCGGGTTTGCCGGTGCCGGTGGCCGAGATGCTGGGCCGCTACCAACTGGAGCACGTCGGGTGAGAAGGTTCCGTCTGCGGCATACCGCTGGTCACCGTGTGCACTCCGAGTCCGGGACCGACGCGCACGGCAACCCCATCTCCACCTGGGCGGAACCGGTGCCGATCCAGGCGGTCTGGTGGCCCGCGTCCACCTCGGAACCGCAGGTGGCCGGGCATGACCGGGTGGTGGTGGACATGGTCGCTGTCGTGGCGTCCACGCTGGCGGTGTCCCCGCATGACCGGCTCGTGCTCGACGCCGCCGAGTTCGAGGTGATCGGCGCCGCCCAGAACTGGGACCGCGGTCCCGGCCGGCGGGCGGGCCGGAGGCTGCTGGACCTGAGGAGGGTCGATGGGTGACCGGGTCGACTGGAACCTCGAGGCGTTCCGCCAACTGCGCTCCGCACCTGGTGTGGTGGCAGACCTGGAGCGGCGCGGACGGGCGCTCATGAACGCCTGTGGAGGGGAGGCCGCAGGCTACGTGATGACCTCCGAGCAGGGCGCCCGCAACCCGCAGGGGCGCTGGCAGGTCTCGGTCATCGCAGCCAGCGAAGAGGCGCGGATCGACAACGGGCAGAACAACACTCTGATCCGCAATCTCGGGGCGGCGCGTGGCTGAGGTAGTCGCCCCGCCCGACACCGAGGCCGCCTACGTCGCCTACCTGCTGTCGGCGTTCTCCGGTCGCGGCGAGACCGCGACGGTGGCGACGAAGATGCCGCGCGCCCGCCCCGCGCGGATGGTGCGCGTCCAGCAGGTCGATGTCGACCGCACCACCCGAGGGCATTTCGCCGCCCGGCTGCTCGTGGAGTGCTGGGCGCCCGACGAGGTCGCCGCAGCCACTCTGGCCCGGCTCGCGTACGCGCTGACGGGTGCGCTCGAGGGAGAGGAGATCGGCGGCGTGTTCGTCGCTGATGTCGTCACCGTCGGCGGCCCAGCCAACCATCCGGAGCCCGACGTAGGGCCCCGGTATCAGTTCACCGTCGACCTGCTGGTGAGCGGCGACACCATCTGAAACTTCCCCCGGCAACGGGAGGAATCACGAAATCCATTCGGGGCCCGCGAATCTCCGAAAGGACATAGCCATGGCCGGAGCTTCCGTTGCCAAAATCGGTGTAGGCGCGCCGGACCGAGTCACCGGCGGCATCCTCGTCGCCCCGGCGGGGACCACGCTGCCCACCACCCCCTCGGCGTCGGTGTCGAGCTGGACGAAACTGGGATACGTCGGCGACGACGGCATCCGCCCGTCCGGCACCCGCACCTCCACGGACCTGTTCGACTGGGCAGGCGACCTCATCTACAGCCCGCAGGAGAACCACAGCGCCGCGTTCCAGTTCCGGCTGCTGTCGGCCTGGGACCCCGACGTGCTCGCCGAGGTGTTCGGCGAGGACAACGTGTCCACGGTCGGGTCCCTGACCACTGTGCACGAGACCGGCGAGCCGCTCTCGGTGCATCCGTGGCTGTTCGATGTCCGCGACGGCGGCAAGCGCGGCCGCCTGGTCATCCCCGAAGGGCAGATCACCGCAGTCACCGAAAGCCCGTTCGTCCGCAACGGGCTCAAGGCTTTCGACTGCACCCTGACCTGCTACAAGGACACCTCGGGCAAGAAGGTGTACCGGTACTACGACGACGGCAGCGCCCCCTTGGCGCCGACCATCGTGTCGGTCGATCCCGCCGCTTTCGCCGCCGCTGGTGGCGAGGTCGTCGAGGTCACGGGCACCGGCTTCGTCGGCACCACCGGGGTCACCATCGACGGTGCGGGTGTGGCGTTCAACGTCATCTCTGACACCAAGTTGGCGCTGGTCACCGCTGCGGAGTCGGCGGGCACCTACGACCTGGTCGTCACTAACGCGACCGGCGCGTCCGCGCCGTTCACCGTCACCTACGAGTGACCCCGAACCCCCACGGCGCGCTTACCTCGCGGGCCTCGGCGCGCCGTGGGGCCCTTCTCGCTGGCCCGCGATCACGAAAGGGGCCCGCAACCCATGGCCTGGAAGATCCCCCCACCGGCGGGTGACCTGCCGGAGAACCGGTTCGACTTCGAACTCCCTGACGGGACGGTGGCGAGTGTGCCCAAGTCGGGGTTCGCCTCGCCCGCCGCGCTGAAGTTCATGCGCGAGGTGCCGCCCGACAGGATGCGCGTGGACTACGTGCTCGGCCTGATCGAGGTGTACGACGGCGACGCCGCGCAGAAGCTGCGCGGCGCGGACCTGCACGAGGACCAGATTAACGCGCTGTTCGATGAGTGGGTTCGGGTGTCGAAGATGACGCCGGGGGAATCCTCGGCCTCCTCCAGTTCCTCGAAGGGCACGAGGAGGCGATAGCCGCCGACCTACTCGATCGGGGCCGCAGCATCCACGAGATCGGTCACACGATCTCGTGGATCGAGCTGCGCGCCTGGATCAAACATTCACCTCCGGACTCCCGGCTGACCGCCGAGCTGTGCGCGGAGCTGGCCGAGCAGGCCAAGGGCGAGGACGAACGCACGATTGGCGGGGGGGACGACTCGATGACCATCGCCGAAATGAACGCCTATTTGGGCTGGGATCGGGAGGAGGTGGCGGGTGGCGGTTGAGCTGGCAACCCAGTACGTCTCGCTCACGGTCGAGACCAGCGGTCTCGCCCGTGACGCCGCCCGCGCCTTCGGGCTCGTGGCCGACGACGCGCGCCGTCAGCTCCGCCGCGCCTGGGGCCAGTCCGCCGAGGACATGCGCCGCGCGTTCCAGACCGGCGCGTCGCAGACCTGGCAGAACCTCGGCCAGGACGCACGCCGCGAGTTCGCACGGTCCTGGGACCAGTCGGCCGACGACATGCGCCAGGCGATGCAGCGCGGCGCCAGCCAAGCCGCCGGGGCCGCCGCGGACGACATGCGCCGCGACTTCGGTCAGGCGTGGGGCCGATCCGCCAACGACATGCGCGACGCGTTCCGGCAGGCCGCCCAGCAGGCCGGCAACGACATGCAGGACGCCATGGGCCAGGCCGGCCAGCAGGGCGGTGGGGCAGCGGGCGACGCCGCCGGCCAGGGCTTCGCGGACCGGATCGGCGGCAAGGGCGGACCGATCGCGCAGGCGATCATCGGCGCCGTCACCATCGCCGGAATCGCCGCGGGCGGACTGCTGGTCAAGTCGATGGCCGATGCGATGGGCCGTGAGCGGGCACTCGACCTCACCCAGGCTCAGCTGGGTGTCGACGATGCCACGATGCGGCGCATCGGCGGCGCGGCGGCGCGGGCGTACACCGATGCGTTCGGGGAGTCCGTCGAGGAGAACGTCGACACCGCACGCCGGGCGATCCAGTCCGGCCTGATCGACCCGCACGCCACCGGTCCCGAAATTCAGCAGGTCATCTCGCAGCTGAACGGCGTCTCGGACATGCTCGGCGAGGAAGTGCCCGCTGTCGCGCGCGCGGCCGGTCAGGCGATCCGCACCGGCATGGCACAGGACGCCAAGGGCGCCATGGACCTGTTCGCGGCGGCGGCCCGCAACGGGCTCAATGTCAGCGAGGATTTCACCGACACGATCGTTGAATACGGCACTCAATTTCGTCAGCTTGGGTTGACGGGACCGGAGGCTATTGGCCTGATCAACCAGGCCGTCCGGGCGGGTGCCAGGGATGTCGACACCGCCGCGGATGCGTTGAAGGAGTTCGCGATCCGCACGATGGACGGATCGGACTCCAGCCGCAAGGCGTTCGAGGCGTTGAGCCTGTCCGCCGACGACATGACCGCCCGCTTCACCGCGGGCGGTGGCACGGCCCGCGAGGCGGTCGGCGAGCTGTTCGACGCGCTGCGCCGCCTTGAGGATCCGGTCAAACGCAACGAGGTCGCCGTCGCTTTGTTCGGCACCAAGTTCGAGGATCTCGGCCGCGCGTTCGAGGCGTTCGACGTCGACACCGCCGTCGCTGGTCTCGGGCAGGTGGAGGGGGCTGCCGCCAGTGCGATCGCGACCATGGGCGGCAACGCCGCAACGAGCCTCGAAAGCGCCAAGCGCTCAATGGAAGTCACGCTTCAGGAGCTGGGCGGTGCGCTCGCTCAGGCGTTCGGTCCGTCGCTGGCGAAGCTCGCCGATTGGGTCTCCACTCACCAGCCCGAGATCCTGGGGTTCCTGGGCAAGCTGGTCGACGCCGCTTTCGTGGCGGGCGACGCGATGTTCGCGTTCACCTCGACGAGCCTGCGCCAATTCGCCGCCTTCGCCGAGGGCGTGGGCGGCGCACTGGGTAGCGTACTGGACCCGATGGGAAAGGTGGCCGAAGTGTTCGGCCGCCTCACCGGCAACGACACCGTCGCGAACCTAGGGCGCTCACTCCAGGATCTCGACACCACATTCCAGGGCGCTGCCGACCGGGCGCGGGACATGGCCGATGGCATCGACAACCGTGCCCGCCCAGCGTGGGAGCGGATGCGGCAGAGCGTCGGCGACAGCATCGGGCAAGCCGTGCAGGCACAGCAGATGTTCCGCGCCCTCGGCGACGAGGTGGAGGCGGTGCCCACCGACAAGGGCATCCGCGTCAACACCAACAGCCCCGAGGTGATCGCGAACCTGGAAGCGCTGGGGCTCAAAGTGTCCACGCTGCCGGACGGGCAGATCGAGGTCACCGCGAACACCGCCCAGGGGCAGGCCACCCTCGACGCGTTCATCCAGTCGAATTGGGGCAAGCAGATCCCCGTCGAGATCATGGCGTCCCTGTCCGCGCAGTCGCGGGCGCTGAACGATCAGGTGCAGCGTTCCGGGCAGCAGACCTACTCGCAGGGCTACGTCAGCTATGCCGATGGCGGTATCCGCGAGCCTCAGATCTCCAGTGGCATTCCCGGCGGCATCCTCTGGGCCGAGGCTGGGCCCGAGGCATACATCTCGCTGTCGCCGTCGAAACGGGCTCGCTCCATCCCGATCTGGATGGAGGTCGGGCAGCGGCTCGGACTCATCGCGGCGATGGCCAACGGCGGTGTCGTGGACCGCGCGAAAGCGATGGCGTCCGGCGCGGCGGGCTCGCCGTATCAGTACGGCGGCGTAGGTAACCCCAGCTGGGATTGCTCAGGCATCCAGTCAGACCTGTTCGCGATACTCACCGGAAGACCCACGGGCGTAAGGCATTTCACCACAGAGAGCGACTTCGAGGCGCTGGGATTCCTGCCGGGCATCGGCGGCGAGGGCGACTACTCCATCGGCGTGATGCGCGGCGGCGGTGGCCCGAACAGCCACATGGCAGGAACCCTGCCAGGCGGGATGAACGTCGAGTCGTCCGGCACCGACGGCGTCGAAGCGGGCGCGGGCGCCCAGGGCGCGGCGGACTTCCCCCTGAAGTGGCACCTGCCACTCGGCGGCGATCCAGGCGGCATGCAGTCCCCGGGCGGAGGCGCGCCCAGCGTAGGTAGCCTCGGCGGCAGTGGCCTTGGCGGAGGAAGCGCGCCCGGCGGCGGTGGTGCAGCAGGTGGCGGCGGTGGCTACGGCGGCGGGCAGATCCCGCAGGGCGTGACCCCGGTGTGGGTGGTCAATCTCGGTGGCACCAGCCAGCTCGAGGCGGTCCCGCCCGAGACGAACGCACAGGCCTCTCCCGGCGTACCTGCGGTGGCGCAGCAGGAGGACTGGGGCGCGCGGGCAGCGGGTATCGGCAGCGACTTTCTGAACGCGAACGTGGACTCCCTGCTCGGAGATCTCGGGCTGCGCCGCCAGGGCGGCGCCGTGCAGGCGCTGGTCGCCCAGGTGTTCGACGCCGTCACCAAGGCCATCTCCGCCGAGATGGCCGCCCAGCAGCGCAAGCAGGCGGTCGGCGTGAGCCGGTATGCGGGGAGGCCGGTGTGAGCGGGTTGACGATCATCATCCACGGCTGCGACGGCTCGGTGTGGCACGTCCACGGCGAGGGCGCGGGTGCCGAGGGTGTGTGGTGCGGCAAGGATCAGATCCGGGGGCTGTTCGAGCCGCCGGTGCGTACCGCCTGGGAGTCCGGCGCCCGCCAGATCGGCGGGAAGATGCGCGGCCGCTGGTTCGACCCCCGCGATTTGGACTTGGGGTTCCATCTCGTCGCCGCCCGCGCGCCGGGCGGCGATCTCGAGGCCCTGATGTCGGCGTGGTGGAGCGCATTCGATTTCCGCGAGGACGACTACGACTGGGACGCGAAACTCACCCGTATCCAGGTGATCTCGCCGAAGACGGACCGGTTCCTGGAGGTGCAGCTCCGCCAGCAACGCGAGTTCAACCCCGGCGTCGACCCGCTGAGAAAGGGGCACGCCAACCCCGAGCTGCCGCTGCGGGCGGGGATGCCGTTCTGGCAGGAGCCCCCCGTCACCTCCTCCTGGTCGACCGAGTCGACGAGCGGCGAAGGCGAAGTGCCGGTGTCGAATCCGACGCCGCTGCCGATGTTCCAGAAATGGATCCTCACCCGCGGGGAGTGGACGCTGCCGGACTTCAGCATCGAGGGCCCGAAGTATCACCGGTTCTTCGGCCGCTCCAAGCGCACCGGTCGGGATGACTCCGAGCGCACCATTCTCATGCCGGAGCTGACCGAGCTGCACGGCGGCGCGACCGTCGATCTGGACCCCGACGAGCTGATGGTCCGCGACGCGCACGGCACGAACTTGCTCGGCCAAATGCCCGTGCCGGGAAGGTTTTTCGAGTACGAGATCCCGCCGCACACGCAGACTCTGATGCTTCCGGTGAGCGTCACCGGTGCGCCGGAGGGTGGGGCGATGGCGCAGCTGGTGCAGCCGCGCCTGTGGCCGTTGCCGATCGGGGGTTTCTGATGCCGATCACCGAGATCAACTTCGGGCTCACGCGCGAGGAACAGTGCGAACAGATCTGGCAGGCCACCCGCGAGCGCGCCCGCGCGCAGGAACGGATGCGCCAAGCCGACGTGACGGTGATGCTGTTCGACGCCGAGATGCGCCTCCAGCACCTTGTGCGCAACGAGTACGGCCTCGACCTCGTCCAGCCCTCCAACGACACCGGCACCATCGAGTTGCCGCTGCCCTTCGATTCCCCGGCCGGCCAGTGGCTGTTCGAGCAGCGCGAGCGCATCAACCGCGGCGAGGGCCGCAACGTCAACGTCGTCATCGAGTACTGCGGGTCGCGGATCGGTGCGCTCGCCGAGTACGTCGATCTCGATCTCGACGAGGACGGCGGGCAGGTCCTCACCGTGCGGTTTCTGACCGACATGGAGCGGCTGAAGTGGTATTCGTGCTGGAGTAACCCCTGGTTCCCCGAGTGGATCCAGTGGCCCCAGGTGTTCATGCTCCCGGGCCCGATCCCCTGGGTCCTGTCCGTGATGCTGGACCTCCAGATCCAGCGTGAGAACGCCTCGAGCTGGCTGGTGCCGTCGGACCCCATGGACCCGGACTCACGAGACGACCTCGACCAGTCCGGCTACAGCATGGTCGTCGCCCCGATCAGCTTCGTGGAAGCCATGGCGTCGGGAGCCCTTTGGGGACTTGCGATTTCGAGGTTCAAAAACTTCCACAAGCTCATGCAGCCGATGTGCGACGACGGCGAGATCGCCTGCCAGATCGACGTATATCTGGAGGGCGACCCCGAGCCGTGGCCAGGCGCGAACCTGCGCCACGGCACCCGGATCGTCCGGTTCATGGACCGGTCGGGCACCTACTCCGGTACCAGCCACGGCGGCACGATCTGGGATGGCCTGATCCGCACCGTCGCCGAATTCGTCGACGACATGATCGACGCCGAGCAGGTTCTCGGCGGCGACTTCTCGATCCCGCCCGAGTACTACGACCCCAGCCTGCCGCCCCGGACGCAGAAGCAGCTGCCGTTCGTCGTGTTCCGGGATGGCGAGATATCCGGGCTCGACCGATACAAGTACCGCCAGACCTACAGCAAGGGCGTCCAGGTCGTCACCGGCGGCCACTCGATGCCCGGCGTGAACGAGGGCATCTCGGCCTTCATCCAGATGGTCGGCGATCTGATCGCCGCCGCTGTCGTCATCCCCCCCATTGGCGGCACGGTGGACGCTCTGCTCGCCCCTATCTACACCGATGCGCTGTTGGCCTTCATGAAGGCAATTTCCTTGGCGCGCATGGCATCCCAGGGCTGGACTCGGTACTTCGAGCACTTCGCTGCGGGCGCCGGAAAGGCGTACACCCTCAGCGCGCTGATGGTGCTCCGGGCGGGATTCTGGAAGACCGCCGGCCGCGACAGCGTCCAGTTCGGATTCCGGGACGCCGCGCCGTTCATCATCGGGCAGGCCGGGCACGTGTGGCTCGACGACCGGTGCGGGTTCACCATCCGTGGCGACCGCACCGGCCGCATCTACATGGACCGCGTCTCCAAGGTCCAGCTCACCTGCTCGCGCACCCAGCGCCCGACCTGGACGGTCACGGTCGGCCGTGAGCGCGATATCCAAGACCCTCTCGCCCGCGCGTTCGAGCAGTGGGAAGAGGTGGCCGACGCTCTCCAGCAGCTCGGCGTGTTCTGAGAGGCCCCGCGATGCAACAGAATCCACCGCTCACCCGTCAGCAGCGGCGCGCCCGCGAGCGCGAGCGCGAGACGAAGAAGGCGCACGAGAACAAGGTCAAGTCCCGCCTGGTCGGCGGTCGTGTCGACGGCCGTACGTTCGAGGAGTGGGAGCCGTGGAACGGGACGGGCGTCCCGGTCCGCGAGAACTGCGACTCGGGGAATCCCCGGCAAGCGTTGCTGTGGATGTTCACCGCGATGCCCGGCATGTCCGGCGCACCGCTGATGCTGCCCACGGAGTACTGGGAGATGCAGTCGTGGCGGATGTGGGTGCTCGGCGCCCGCCCCGCTGAGGAGCCCACCCAGAAGTACCAGCCCCCGGCCAGCGTCACCGCGTCCGCGTGGCAGGCGTCGGGGAAGTGGGTGGACCTCGACACCCCCGACCCGGTGCGCAAGACGATGGCCGATCACGTGCGCGAACTGCCACAGCACGTACGCGCCGAGCTGCGCCGCGTCGTGCTCGAACAGTTCGGCGTCGACGATGGTGACCGGCCGGGCCCGCCCGCGATCACCTACACGGTGCGCACGCTCGCCGAGCGGCTGCGCGTCGAGGTGGACGACCTGCTCGAGGTGCTGGCGAACATCGGCGCGTCCGGGCTGCACGCCGACTCTCGCGTCTCGCGTGAGGTGGCCGAGCGGATCGCCGCACAGATGGGCGCGGCGTGAGCACGAGGTTCGATCCCCGCTACCACACCGCCGCCGAGGTGCTGGCCTACCTCGCCACCGCGGACCCGCGCGAGGTCGGACGCGTGCTCGCCGCCGAACGCACCGGCCGGGGCCGGGCCGCGATCCTGTCCCGTTTCCGCGAGCAGCGCGGCGGGCGACACCTGGAGGTGAACGATGGCTGATCCCCTGTGGCTCCCGGACGTGCTGCGCGCGGCCGGACTGGAAGTGCGCGAGCACCCCGGTTGGCGAGATCGTGGGCACGGTGACTTCGGGGCGATCTGGGGTGTGGTCGCGCACCACACCGGCAGTAACCCGCCGTCGAACAATCCGGCGTACATCGCCCAGCACCCATCCCTCGGCCTCGCCTCCCAGCTCCATCTGTCACGTGACGGCGTGTACACGGTGTGCGGCGCCGGGATCGCCTGGCACGCCGGGGCGGGATCGTATCCCGGCATCCCGGCCAACAACGCCAACGCCTGCACCATCGGCATCGAGGCGGAGAACAACGGCCGCGAGGGCTGGGGCAAGCCCCAGTACGACGCCTACGTGCGCGGCGTCGCCGCGATCCTCACGAAACTCGGCAAGGGCGCGGCCAACGTCATCGGCCACAAGGAGTGGGCCGGACCCAGTCAGGGGAAATGGGACCCGGGCGGGATGGACATGAACAAGTTCCGGGCCGACGTGGCGGGGGCGATGAAGGGCCAGCCGCCACAGAGAGGAGAGGGCACCGTGTGGGGCGAGATGTTCAAGAACTTCAAGGGGACTCAGGTCTCGTACGCGACCGCCGTGTACTACATCGACAAGCTCGTCAACGACATCGCCGACCAGGTGACGCGGGGCTGGAAACAGCTGGGCCTCAACGAGAAAGGCGAGCCCCTGACCCTGGTGGACGCCGTGGCCGAGCTGCGGTCCGACGTGGCCGAGATCAAGCGGCTGCTCGCGGAGCGTGAGTCGTGACCCGCCCAACGAACGTCGTGAACCTGGTTCGCGAGCAGGTGCTCGAGCAGATCGAGAGCCGGATCGCCGCCGTGGTCAGCGCCGCCGAGGCCGACGCCAGGCGGCGGCTGGAGACGTTCCTGGCGGACCTGCCCCGCCCGGGTGAGGAGCCGCCCGACCCGCGTGCGGACGCCCGCGAGCGCGCGACCCGTACCGCCCTCCAGGGCGCGCTCGCGACGGTCGTCGTCGCCGTGCTCCTCGCTGCGGGGACGGTGATCGCCGGGGATGGGTTCGATTTCACCTCGGGCGGCGACTGGAAGGCGGTGGCGGGCGCGGCCCTCGCCGCGGCGATCGCGGCGGGAACCGCCTACGTGCAGCGGCTCGTCGCACCTCCGGGCGGGGGTCGCTGATGGCGTGGCTGACCGCCGAAATCATCCAGGCCATCGGCGTCGCGTTCGCCACCGTGATCACCGCGTGGACCGCGCACCAGGCGCGCGAGGTGCGGCGCCTGCGTGAGCGCGTCGAGGAACTCGAGCAGCAGCAGCAGGACGAGCGGCAGCGGTTCCGCGCCGCGGCCAAGGTGATTCGGCAGCTGCGCCGGTACGCCGACGACCTGTGCGACGCGATGCGCCGCGCCGGGCTGGTTCCGCCACCGAGTCCCGTCGTGATCCCGCCCGAACTCGCCGAGGAGATCTGAGGAGATGACAACTCCGAACCTCCCCGGCGAAGACCCGCCCGAGGGCAGCCTCGGCGTCGGGCTGTTCCGCGACCTCCAGGAGATGGAGGTCGAGGAGATGAAGTCCATCATGTCCGGGGGTGTACTCGGCGCATTCGAGCACACCCAGGAGAAATTGCACGACGAGTACAACGTGCCGATCTCGGAGCGCCCGACTTTCACTCAGACGCCGATCAATACGGCGATGTGGACAACGATGGATCCGCGCGAACACGCTACCGTGCCGCGGTCCCAGCTCATCCATGGCACCGCATCGCAAACCGGGTCGTCGTCGTCATCCAGCACGCATGTGCACAACCTGAACCGCATCCCAGATTATCAGCCAGCCGGCAACAACGCGGATTGGGCGGAAATCGGATTCATTCGCATTCAACGGGATGCGGACCTGAGATACGTCGGATTCATGACGGGCGATTCGGCCACGTTCCTAGGGATAAACGCCGCCTATCTCGGCGTCTACTCCGTGAATCAGGATACCGGGCTGTTGACGCTGCTCACGCCAACTCTGGCGGCCATGGACATCCAGGACCTGGTGACCGACCAGAACACCGAGACCCGATTTGACCTGGGCATCACCATCGAGGCGTCGCAGGATGAGGTTTATGCCGTCGCGCTGCTCCAGGACACGACCGCAATCCAGACCGCCGCGAGCCTGATGTGCGTCCGAATAACGGACCTTAACCGGTACGACAGCGGGAAGTACCCGCGTCGGCCATACTGTTACGCGGGTCCGTCGCCCCTGTCGGCGCTGCCGTCGACGATTTCGGCGGCGAATCAGCACTGGGACAGCAGCACCAAGCTGCCATTCTTCTATCTGCGGGAATTGTGATGGCCGACAAACTCGCTCGCGTCAAGGAGTTCTTCTACGGCGTCGTCATGGACGGGTTCGGACAACGCCGTCATATCGGCATGGACGAGCAACCTGACGACGTGAAGTACATTCACAACAAACTGGTGCCCGCCCTGTACGCGGCGATCAAGGCCGACGATCCCGAATTCGATCCGCAGGCACAGTGGTTCGACCAGCCGCCCGCACCACCCAGCGAGGCGGGTGACACCGGCGCGGTGCGCTGGTTCGTGGAGATCCAGGAGGCGTTCAAGGCGCAGCTCGAGCTGACACCGGACGGCACCCGGTCGCCGCTCTACATCCGGCTGTTCAAATCGTCGGCCCAATACGGATGTTTCCTCGACGACCTCACCGCCGCTCTGCGTGCCGACGACCCAGACTGGAGGCCGTGATGACCGTGATCAGCGACTCGATCGAGTCGATCGGCGGAGCCGACGACACGACCTCGATCTCCATCGCCTCGCCGGTGCTGCGCGCCGGCCACGAGGGCGGCGTCATCACCCGGCGCCCGCTGGAGCTGCGGGCCGTCGACGGTGTCCTCACCACACCGGATCTCGATCCCGGCCCGGCCACAGTCCGGATCGGGGTGCGCACCTACCTGATCGACATCCCCGACAGCGGCACCCCGGTCGAGCTGTGGCCGTTGATCGAGGCAGGGCTCCCGGTCCCGCCCGAGGAGGAGGCGACTGCGGTGCGCAACGGCGGCGGGGTGGCGCGGATCCAGCGGCTCACCCAATCCGCCTATGAGTCGCTCGCGACTCCCGATCCCGAGACGCTCTACGTCGTCATCGAAGACTGAAAGGCCCCCCATGATCACCTATGTGTACCCCCGCTTCCAGCTGTCCGCACTGTCGGGAGAGGTCAATCTCGCCACCGACGATCTGCGGATGGTACTGCTCACCTCCAGCTACACCCCCGACCTGGATGCACACCAGCACTACGACGACTTGTCCGGCGAGCTGACCACAGCCGACGGGTACACCGCCGGCGGGCAGGCGCTGACCGGAGTGTCGCTCGCCTACGATTCCGCCACCGACACGGTATGGCTGGACGCGAACACTGTCGTGTGGGACCCGTCGTCGCTGACAGCGCGTTACGCCGCACTGGTAGACGCGGAGACCGGCGTGGCGGCGACCAGCCCGCTGATTCTGCTGTGGGACTTCGAGGAGAACAAAACCTCCGACAACAGTGAGTTCCGGCTCGACGTGCACGCGACGGGTCTGCTGCGGGTGGTAGCGAACCCGGCATGACCCTGTGGTCACGCGGGGAGGCCCCCGCGTTCATTCGCCTCGGCGAGCAGAGCGTGCTCCGTATGCACCTGGGCGAGGAGCTGGTGTACGACGGCACACGGCCGGTGGTGCTCGTCGCACTGCCCGGCGTCCTCGAGGCGCTGGCGCCGGTGTCCACCCTGCGTGCTGGTCTCGCGCTCACGCTCCCGCCGGGCGTCGCCGCGACGGACGCTCCGGCGAGCACTGTCGGTGCTGGGGTGGCCGCGTCACTGGGTGCCGCCGCAGTTGAGGCTGTCGCGCCGACAGCGAGTCTCAGCGCGGGCACCGCGCTGGAGCTGACGCCCGGCGGCGCTGAAGCGCTCGCGCCGAGGGGATCGTTCGGCGGCGTCGCGCTGGAGCTGACGCCGGGCGTCCTCGATGTTCGTGCGCCAGTCGGCGCGATGGGAGCCGGGTTCGCGCGGGAAATGCCGCTCGGCGCGGTTGAGGCTGTCGCGCCGACCGCGAGTCTCAGCGCGGGCGTCGCGTTCGAGCTGGCGCCCGGCCAGGCCGAGGCGATCGCCCCCATCGGATCTGTCGAGACGCCCACGTTCGACCCGTCCGGGATGAACAAGTCCGGAACCCAGTCCGTCACGACCTCCTACGCGCAAGTCAATAACTGGACCGCCGACACCGCCAACTACCCAGGGTCAACCGTCTCCGGCCACGCCCTCGTCGCGCAGGGCAGCAAAGCGGACGCGACCGTCGCGGCCAGCGTCGTGATCGCGAACAGTAACTTCTCGAATTTCACCGCGACCTTGCGTCTCTACCGCAACGGGGACCTGCTTCAACAGGGCTCACCGGTGACAGTGCCAGCGACCAAATCCGCGACCGTCACCGTCACCGCCACTCCGGTGGCGGTGACCTCCGGCGACCTCATCACCCTCCAGGTGATCGGCTCGGGCACCCCCATGACCCTCCAGGCGGGCGGATGGGTCCGCATCACCTGACCGCCGCACGAAACGCAAAGCGCCCCAGCCTTACTCGGCTGGGGCGCTTTCGTCGTTTCAGAACGGGTACTCCCATCCTCCGTCTTCGGTGGGATTGAACACCAGGACCCCGGTCGGGCTCGGCGAGTCGAGGGTGACGGAGAACCGGTACCTGCTCCCCGGCGCGAGGTCCTGCGGCCAGTCCGCGCCGTGGCAGATCAGCGCGGCCGAGGTGTCGACATCCTCGCGCGTGAAGCCCTCGGCGTCGATGACTTTCCAGTTGACGGGGTGGAATCCGTTGAGGACCAGGCCCGGTGGGTATGCCGGGGATGTTTCGGCCTCGATCGACGCGACGACGAAATGACCCGCCTCGGGCGGGTCGGTGAATTCTCGCGTGCAGGGTGCGTCGACGGTGATGCCGGTGACGGTCCAGGAGAGCACCGGCGCCTCGCCGGGCTTGCCCATCCCCGCCTCCTCGCCGATCTGCTTGACGAGGTTGCCGCGCGGCGACTTCGCGGGCGCCGCTGCTGTCGTCGTCGGGGCTGTGGTCGCCGCGGTCGTCGTCGGCGTGGCGGCGTCCGGCTCGGGCGATTCGTCACCTCCGCACCCAGTGAGCAGCAGCAAGACGGCGGCGAGGGGCGCGAGCGCGGCGCGAGTCATGGCTCCATGATCGCCCACCCTGCCCAGAGTGTTACGTCCGCCCAAGTGTGCCTCGCGCGTTGATCACGCGTCCGGCTCGGACGCGGGAGATTCCCCACAGCCGCGCCACCTCGGATTGGCTGGTCCGGTCGGCGATGGCCGTCCAGGTCGCGCGGCGGCAGGCGGCGGCAGTGGACGTGAGCGCGCGGATGCGTTCGTCCAGGATGGCGAGCTGGTCGGGCTGATCCTCGGTCGGGGCGAGGTCGACCGGGTCCAGGTCGGCTAGCCGGTCCGCCTGATCGGCGAGCCAGCGGGCCTGCTGGGCGAGGGATTCCCACGGGGTGGGGGTGGGCTCGGGTTCGGTGCCGAGCGCGGTCATGGGGTCGTGCATGGTGGCCTCTCAAGGGCAGAATGAGGGGCGGGGACCGGGGCGCTACCTTCGCTCCGGTCCCCGCCCGTGTCGGTCAGTTGCCGGTGAGGGCCAGGTCGTGGTCCTCGATGATGCCCCAGAACTCGCCCTCATCGAGGGCGTCGATGTCGTAGCCGCCGGTGGCCTCGTAGATGGCGTCGACGATGCCGTCGATGTCGTACTCGTCGCGGGTGGCGACGTCGGTTCCGGCGGATTCGATGGCGGTGATGACGGCTTCGCGGGCGGTGAGGTTGGTGTGCATCGGGGGGGCCTTTCGGGGGTGGTTGCTTGCTGACAACACTAGTGTAAACCCCCCCGTTTACATTACGCAAGTGGTTCCCCGAAAATTCCTATCCACGCAGCTCAGCCCCAGTCCGACGGCCAGAAGATCATGGCCACCACCACCGCGACTGGGATGGCGATCACCGCCGCGAGACCCACCGTCATCCAGCTCACCGCTGCACCCGCGACGGGCGGGTGTGCCCGGCGCCGTACCCGCTGTAGGGTGCGCGGCCCGAGGGCGTGATGAGGTCGGCGACGCCGCCGATCGACCGGCCGCTCTCCTGGATGTGCTTGAGCCCGGGTACCGCGACGGCGTGGACGCCGAGGGTGTGCACGGTCTCAAGGAGTCGCCAGCACCACCACGGGCGCTCCAGAATTCGGTAGGTCATCACGTCGACCAGGTCGAGCTTGTGATCGTCGGCGAGCCGACGGACGAGGTGCCGGTCGGCCTCCAGGTCCGTGGTCAGGTCCAGGCAGATCAGGCCGAGCGCGTCGCGTGTGCCCACGGCACCTCCTGTCGCTGGGCGGCGAGAGCGGCGGCCAGGGCGCCGAGGACTGTCGACATCGCCGGGCGGGTGGCGGTGCGGGGCGGGGCCGACCAGCCGGTCACCTCCGAGTGGCCGGGTAGCGGGAGCAAGGCGCCGGTGTCGAGGATGCGCGCGCCGGTCGCGGTGATCGCGGCGAGTGCGGTGTCGTCCAGGTCGGTGGGGTCGTGGGCGCCGGTGAGGATGGTGACCCGCTGGATGGGGTGCCACATGGTGGGGGCGGTGATCCGCCAGGACGACAGGCGGTCGCGGACGCGGTACCCCCAGTACTCGGGCATGGTGATGGCGCGGAGGTTGCCGCCGATGGTGGCGATGATGCGGCCCTGGCTGTCGGCGTGGACGGGCAGAGCAGCGACGGTGCGAAGGTAGTGGCAGGTGCCGAGCGCGTCGGCGGAAACAGCGGACATGTGGCCCCCTGGTCGCGGTCCGGTAGGACCCCGGCACCGGTCGCACGTCGGTGGGCGCACGCGGATGAGGGAGGCGCGTGACCCGGTGCCGGGGTGTCCCTCACGCTACGACCGTGTGAACAGGCGATTGTTCGATGTTTGTTCGATACGAACACAGGTAGTCTCAGGGGATGCAGTCCGGAGATTCTGTCGGCGCGCGGATCGCGCAGTGGCGCAAGACACGCGGCCTCACCCAACATCAGCTCGCGACGGCGGCGAACGTGTCGCGGTCGATGCTCGCACAGGTCGAGCGCGGCCACAGCTCGGCGTCCTCAGTCTGGATCGGCGCCGTCGCGCGCGCGCTCGGTGTGGACGCCTCGGTGCTGAACGGCGCGGAGCCGGAGCGGCGCGAGCTGGATGTGGTGCCGATCCTGCGCCGGACGCTGGCCGCGACCGACCTGATGGACCCGTCCCTGGAGCCGATGCCGCTGGATGAGCTGCGCAGGGTGTCGGCGCAGGTGGCGCAGTGGCGGCGCGACACCCAGTACCGCAAGATCGCGGCGGTGCTGCCGGACCTGGTGGACGGGCTGCTCGTCTCCGGGGCCGAGCACGGCGAGCCCGCCTACGCGCTGCTGACCGACGCCTACCGGGCGGCGAACACCGTCGCGCACAAGCTCGGGTACGCGGATCTGTCGCTGACGGCGACCGAGCGGATGGAGTGGGCGGCCACCCGCTCCGGGGATGCGCTGCTGCTGGCCACCACCCACTACGTGAAGGCCGCGACCCTCGCCAGGATCGGTGCCGTCCCGGCTGCGTTGCGGCTGCTGGTGCGGTCGATGGCCGACCTCGAGCCGATCGTGGACGACGACGCCACCGCTGCTGCCGTGTACTCCATCCTCCACATGCGGGCCGCGACGATCGCCGCGGCGACCGGGGACGCCGACACCGCCCGCACCCACCTGGCCGAGGCGCGGGTCCTCGCGAGAGGCGTACCGGACGGCACCGTGTACGGGACGCCGGTCGGGCCCGCGAACGTACGCCTGTACGAGCTGTGCGCGGAAGTGGACCTCGGGGAACCGGGGCGGGCGTTGGAGGTGGCGCGTGGGACGAGGCTGCCGGCGGGGATGGCGACCGAGCGGCAGGCACAGTACTGGCTGGACACAGCCCGGGCGCATCTGCTGGCGGGTGATCCGGATGCGGCGATCAGTGCGCTGGCCGAGTCCCGCATGGTGGCGCCGGAGCATTTCCGGGCATCGTCGGCAGTGCGGAACATCATCACGACGACAGCGACGCAACAGCGGCGGGCGTCGGACACGCTGCGCAGCCTGGCGAACGCGGCGGGTATCGCGGACTGAACCGACCGGGTGGTCGTATCGGTGAGAGGTATGCGGCGTTTCGCGACCAGCGGTGGCACGCCGATGCTATACAGGTTCGCTACCGACAGATCCCGATCTGGCTCGAAGGGATGCGTTGACCAGACCGAAACACCCTGATAAGGACCTCGAGAAGCTGATTCGTGACCTTGAGGCTGCACACTGGACAGTGCAGAAGAACACTTACTACCGCGCAAGCTGCCCATGCGGGCAGCACCTGAGATGGATACACTGCACACCTTCCGGTCCGAACTACGCCAAGAGGTGGAGGACGTGGCTGGAGAACCAAACATGCTGGGATGGGCAATGACTACTACTTGGTACGTAGAGTTCTCGGCTACGCCGCCGACGGGGGTAGATCGGCCTCAGCTGGAGGAGCACCTCGAAGCGGTGCTGGTTGAGCTGGACAAGCTGGACGGCGTCACCGACGCTGACGCGTTCGTGGACTACAGCGAGCCGCGCGTGGTGTTCTCGATGGCAGTGCGAGCGGCCGACCACACCGGCGTGGTCGGCCAGGTCGTCTCATCCATGCGGACCGCGATCCATGCGGCGGGTGGCGGCACGAAGGGATGGGAGAAGGTGGCCGAGAGGATGTCAGCCGTTTCTCGGTACGACATCCGCCGGGAGGACGTTCCTGTGTGACCCACACTCTCTAGGAAGACACCCGAGCCCTTTGACTTCCTCCCGGCCGTGAACGGCCGGGCTTGCGCCGGTAAGTGGTCGGTCAGGGTTGCCTACACTGTCCTCGGGGAATCCCCTGCTCGTGCAGGGGGCCCCGCACGGAAACACCCCCCGGCCTGATTCCAGCAGGCCGGGGGGTGTTTCCGTGCGGTCAGGCTGCGGCGATGACGGCGGCGCGCACGGCGTCGCGCTCGACGGCGCAGTAGACCTGGGTGGTAGCAACGCTGGTGTGCCGCAGGGCGTCCCGCACGGCGAGGATGTCGCGAGTCGCACGCAGCGCTCGGGTGCCGAACCGGTGCCGGCACTTGTGCACCGTAAACGGCTCCTCGCCCTCGTCCTGGTACGCCTGTAGCGCCTCCCCGCACAACTCCCCGACCCGGCGGGGGGACAGGTGGCCGTCGATGCGGCCGGGGAACAGCCACCCTGTGCGGGTGGCGTCAGGGTCGAGGGGCGAGTGCCCCTGGGCGCCCTGGGCGATTCGGCGGCCGAGGTCGTCGGGCACCGGGACGGGCGCGACCTTGCCGCCCTTGCCGTGGACGATCAGGGAGTAGCCCTCGTCGTCCTCTACGAGGTCGCGGCCGACGTGGATGCGGGCGATCTCCGCTCGGCGGAGCCCGAGTTCGCCTGCGAGCCGCAGCATCAGGGCGACGCGGGGGACGGCGGCGGCGACGGCGGGCCGGTAGATGCGGTCCGGGACGGGCCGGGGCTTCGGCCGGGCGGCGGAGATGTGGGGGAGCTTCGCGGCGGCGTCCTCGGTGACGACTCCGGCGGCGATTCCCCACCGCCAGAACGATCTTGCGGATGCACGCCTGCTGCGGCGTGTCTCTGTGGCCCACGCCTTTTCGCCCGCCCAGGACACCAGCGCATCGCCGGTTATTGTGGCGGGACCGTCCGGTCCGACCTCGCGGGCGATCTGCTCGAGGTCACCGACGCGGCGGGCGATGGTGGCCTCGCTGCATCCGGCCGCGCGGAGGTGCAGTTCGTACTGCGTCAGGGGTGCAATCCAACTAGATGGTACGGGTAATCTCAT